GTCGCCGTAGCCGTCGCCGTAGCCGTAGCCGTAGCCGTCGCCGTAGCCGTCGCCGTCGCCGTAGCCGTCGCCGTAGCCGTAGCCGTCGCCGTAGCCGTCGCCGTAGCCGTAGCCGTCGCCGTAGCCGTCGCCGTAGCCGTAGCCGTAGCCGTCGCCGTAGCCGTCGCCGTCGCCGTAGCCGTCGCCGTAGCCGTAGCCGTCGCCGTAGCCGTCGCCGTAGCCGTAGCCGTAGCCGTCGCCGTAGCCGTCGCCGTCGCCGTAGCCGTCGCCGTAGCCGTAGCTCACAGTCAGAAATGCTTTGATCTTCTCGTCAAGCGTCATCTCTTCCACTCCTTTACACCTCGAAGAGACGCAGATGCCGTGTCTGTGCACGGGATGATCTGGATCGCACCAAGCACGGTCATCTCCGGGACCGTCACGGTAAAACGGCAGTTGCCCGGTGTTTTTGTGCCATCCTGCGCCAACTGCTCCACGGCACACGCGCCGTCCCAGCTCCACAGCTTTCGCACCTCCGTCATGGTGACCTCGGAGCCGTTTCTCTCCTTGATCTTGCCGAAAAATACGCCTGCGCGGTCGCAGCGAACGATGTAGTCCTGATTGTTGTTCATGATGAAATTCCTCCTGATTTTTGTTAAAATTTAAAACTCTCTCTGAGATTCTTCCCGTTGATATCCGCCTCCGCCGTAAAGTAACGGTGGTGCTCGTTGATGTAGACGATACGACCGTGTACGGTTCTCAATTTTTCAAATCCGCAGATGCCGCTCGCGCCCTCAAAGGCTGCAGGCTTCCAGCTAAATGGTTCTCCGATGTACATAGTCAGGCCTCCTTTTTCCGTTTCTTCCAGCCGTCACATGGCACGTCGGAATCAGGCGGCGTGAATACCGGGTAGCCTTTGCCCATGCCCCAGTTGTAGTCTTTGTCTCCATAACGGAAGCAATAGCCATAGATGACGGCCTCGTCGCTGCGAACGAACGGCTCTCTCAGTGCAGCGTAGCTCCGACACGTCTCGCAGCTATGTACTGCTCCCTCGTGAGCCTCTGCCCAAAGCTTCGTTTGCTCTTCCGTGGTCACGTCAAGGATTTTTCCCATTATGCGTCCTCCCCAAATCTCAATTTTGTTACGGCAATGGGGAACTCTTCAATCTCGCTTGCCCAGCGTGCCGTGCCCTTGCCGTTGTGCCGCTCAAATACCAGTGGGAACCCGCCGATGCCGTCGAACAGGCTCCCCATCGTAACAGGACGCAAATATTGCGCACTGATACGCTTTGCCAGGAAGTCCCAAAATGGCAAGGCGATGGAATTCCCCAGCGCCTTATAGCGCGGACTGTCGCTCGGCTTGCGCAGTTTGCCCTTACTGTCGCGCCACTCGCCGATGTCCGTCCAGTGGTCTGGGAATCCTTGCAGCCGCTCGCATTCCATCGGCGTGAGGCGGCGCACAATCATTCCGGTTCGGACGGTGTTTTGCAAATTCAGACTTTGCCCTACGCTTTCTTTTGCTTGCAGCGCCCCGTTGATCTCGCCCCCCTCGGTGAAATTGCGGCAATCAACACTGCTGACCACTAAATCGGTGCTGTCCTTGTAGTCTCGCTGCTTGCAGCTGCTCACAACATCGCCCTCGCGATAATCGCCGAAGCCCTGCATTTGATACGTCAGCGGCACTTGGTTTCCACCTGTTCCCATACGGGCTTGCAAACTCGGAACGATCTCGCCACACTCGCGGATGACGTCACAAGCGTGTGTCATACCCAGTGCCACGACCGCGGGCTTGTTACCTCCGCACTCCGCGTTCAGCGTGGGGGCTTGCTCTTCGGCGTAGCCGATGCCGTTCGCCTTTGCACCCTGCCCCGCCTTAAAGGCCGCGCAGATCATCGGCTGATTGTTCCCGCTCATGCCGGCCGCAGCGGTCAGCGTAGGTGCTCTGTCGTCGCTTCGCACCTCGGCCCCGCCTTGCTGTGTTCCCATGCAGAAAATCGCCGGGTTATTTACTCCGCCGCCAACGCCACCTTGTAGCGTCGGGGATGCTCCCTCTGTGCCAAAAATCCGTTTGCTTTGGCAGTCCCACTGCGTCAGACAGTTTTGGAAAATCGTCTGGTCGTTGCTGGTGCCGAGCGTTCCGCTCTTGTCCTCCTGAACTAAAGCGCCTTTTCCTCCTCCGTCACAGCCCCCCCTGATTCGGACTGCATAAGAAGCACCGCTTTTAGTGTTTCCGGCAAGTCTTTCCCGCGCCGTTCCGCTCTCCGCAAAATGCCTTGACACGCTTTTGCGCTCAAAGAGTATTTCTCCTGCGGTGTCTCCTCCAAAATCTGCGACAACCGAGATACGACGGCGACGTTGGGGGACTCCCCAGTGTTGCGCGTCATGCACTCGCCAAGCCACGCTCCATCGTCCTCCCACTTCATCGTGGTAGCCACCCCAGGTGTTCCAGCCTTTTTCAGGCACTTCAATATCGGGGGCTTCCGGCTCTGCGATGCGGATGATCTCTTCGAGGACTGCCGCGAAGTCTTGTCCTTTGTTGCTGCTGAATGCTCCGGGCACGTTTTCCCAGACCATAAACCGAGGTCGGACCATGTCACCTGTTCGTCCGTTCGCTTTGTCATGTGCTCTCATCTCCTTCACGATGCGGATCTGTTCCATGAACAATCCGCTTCTTGCGCCGGCTAACCCGGCGCGTTTTCCTGCAATGCTCAAATCCTGACACGGTGAGCCTCCCGTGATAACGTCCACGGTCTCGATCTCCGCGCCGTTGATTTTCGTAATATCGCCGAGGTGCTTCATCTTCTCCCCTCGCATTCCCCGAACATCTCCCGGAACGTCAGGCCCGTCAAGTCTTCCAGCGCCAGCAGCTTTTGGATGGTCGGCTCGATATCGCCCTTGACATATTGACTGATGACCGACGCGCTGATGCCCGTTGCGGCGGCGAGCGTCGTCTGGTTGTAATTCGTCGATTCCAAAAACGCTTTCAGCCCCGGATATGGGCAGCGCTCCCACGGCGTTTTGCTCATAACAAATCGGCTCATATCACTCGCCCCCTAACAGCGTTTCAATCGGGACGTTCAGTGCTTCGGCGATGTAAAGATACGTCGATACCGCGCCGTATCGTCCGCCTCGCTCAATGCAGGAGATCGTGCTGTCCGCTATTCCAGCCCTTTCTGCGAGGGCCTCCTGATTCAGCCCGCGCATCTGCCGCCACGCCTTGACGCGCTCGCCGATGCGCTGCTCGGTCGGGATAGGCCCCTTCGGCGCTTTATCCTCGCTCAGGAAGTCCGTCACACGGATGCCCACGGCCTCACAGATGCGCTCGCACAACGGGATGGTCGGCATAATGCGCCCATACTCATAATTCGCAAGCTGCCCCTGCACAAGGCCACACATGGCGGCAAACTGTGATTGGCTCATGCCCCTTGCTTTTCTAAGGTTGCGGATCCGCTCCGCAGTGTCTTTTGCATTCATCTTTTCGCTCCCTTTATTTTCTCAGCTTTTGGCCACGCCGCGTTTTGAACTGGCGCGCTCCCAAATAATCGTCTTTTGCCTGCGTCTGCCGCTTCTCTTCGGCCTTCGCCGCCCGGACCTTCGCAATATCCTCCGCATAATGCGGGCAATGGTCCTGGCAGCCGGGATAGCGCACGGGTGGCAGGCAGCTGTGGCAGTGCTCAAAGCTCATCTCACACCTCGCGGATCGTGATGCCGTACTTGTCCTGCATCAGTTTCTTTTTCAGCAGATAGTCTTTCGTTTTCACGCCCTTTGCGTCCTCGACCTCGCGCAGCCAATGCACCGTGCCGTTGCAGTCCGGCCCAGTTGCTCGCTCGTAAACAAAATCCGCGCGGTAGACCATCGGCTTGATTCTCTCGCCCTCGATGGTCGTGTATCCCTCAACGAGCGTAAAATTCGCTTGCAACCGTAAATCGCGAATCTTGCCCATCGCGCGCAGCACTTTCAGCTCGCCGAACCGCGCCGCCTCGCGCTCGGAATCAAACTTGATGCCGTCGCGCACAACCTTGCGGTTGCCGTACTTGCTTTTCTTCGACTTCTGTTCGCCCACCAGTTTGTCAAGCACCTGCTTCTGCGCCTGCGGCCCCAGCCTCGCGAGGTCAGCTGATGTCAGCGCCATCGTCGGCCTCCCTGATTCGCACTGGCAGGACCATTTTGACGTCCTCGTGGTTGGTCTTGATCGTAATGGGCCCAAGTGGCCCACGGAATTCCAGAATAGCAGGCTGCTTGAAGGCACCGCCGACGCTGGCCTTTGCCGCCTGCAACGTCGAGAGAAGATACTCGGCATTCACGCCGATACGGAATGTCGGTTCATTGGGCAGGACTTTTTCCCAATCCAGAAACGCTCCAACCGGCTGAACAAAACCGAAGATGCAGCCGAGACATTCGATCTCAACCACGCTTTCCGTCTTGTCCCGTTCTTTCAGCTCCAAGCGCATGGAGTTGCCGCGTGGCAGGCGGATACTCGGCTTGATGTAGCAATCGAAATCCTCTTCGACCTCGCAGCAGGTCGCGTGCTCCACGAAAAGCCGGACGCCGTCTGTGGCGATAGCCGTAACTGCCTTGTTCTTCTTGCGAAATTCCAGCCGGATATTCTTGTACATCGGCCTACTGATGCTCGCTGATACCGCGCCCTTTACGGCGGCGATAATCGTGTTGAACGCGTTGGTGTCCATGATAGCCAGTCTCATTCCTCTGCCTCCTTTGCGCCATTGTGATCGCACGGATCATCCCGCAGGCCGACCGCAATATGCATCACGTTCTTCTCATCGACGCGCTGGTGAATCTCGTATTGCCCAAGCAGCGGGTTCACCTTCGGCCTTTCGAGGTGGAGCGCCTTCATGCGTGGGATATCTTCTCCCGTGTCGGGGTCCTTCACTGCCTCGCCGTAGGAAAGCGCGATCTGGATAATCCAAGCATCGAACGCCATGCGCAGCTGGTTCAGTCCCTTCATATCCTCGCGCAGCTTCGCATTTGCTTTCATCAGCTCGCCGACTTTTTTCTGATATCTTCCGAGCTCGTGCTCAAGCCGTTTTACCTTGTCTCTGTTTCTTTCGCTCATCGGTTCTCCGTCCTTTCGTAGTGCAGCGTCAGCGCCCGAGCGATCGGGCAGCGCCGCCATTCTTCGTTGGCGCAGTAGCGCCGCGTACATTCGTCCAGCTCTTCTTTTGGTAGCTTGACTTGTGCGCCCTCGCAGTTGAGATAGTCGCGGTAGTCCCGCGAGTAAAACGGGCACTTGAAAATGCCCCCGCGATACCCGCTCACGGCGCACCGCCTGCCAACACCGATTTGACGTGCCTCATGCGCTGATTTGCCTTGTCGCGTCTCATGCTATCGCCCTTGAATACCAGTGGCGTGCACATCTCGAGGATGCGGTCATAGATGCGCTGATAGGCCATGTCTTTCGGCCTGCACAGCTCGTCAAGCGTCAGGTTTGTGGTGACGATCAGCGGCTTCTTGGCCTTGTATCGCTCGTCAATGACCGTGTAAACCGTCTCCATTGCGTACTCACTGCTGCGCTCTGCGCCGAGATCATCGATCACCATCAGCGGGTAATAGTGCACCTGCTCGACGATTTCTTTCTTGTCGTATCCCGCGTTGAGGATTCGCGGGAAGCTCGTAATCATCGCCGGGATCCCGCGGTCAATCAGCTCGTTGGCGATACACGCCGCCGCGAAGGTCTTCCCGTTGCCGGTGTTGCCCCACAGCAGAAGCCCATTGTTCTCGCGCCGCATATCGTCCCATGCGTCGGCATAGCGTTTGCATTTGACGATCTCGTCACTCATCGTCGCCTTGTCGAACCGGCACGCCGTCAGGCTCTTGTCGCGGATTCCGTCAGCACGCAGCGTTTCGATGCGTAGTCGCTTCTCACGGTCAGCGCGAGCTTTTTTCTCGGCCTCGTACTCTCGCGCCGCGCAAGCACACTGGCACCCGACAAGGCGGACATTCCCGCCGATGGGGATGCGGCACTGCTTCGGCGTGTTGCAATGGCCGCAGTACAGCAGCCCGTCTTTCTCGTAATCGACCAGATCACGAACAGGCTCGGCCTTTTTCGCGATGCTGTCGATCAATGCGTCAACGTTCATAGGCTTCCCTCCGTGTTGCCGTAGTCGTAGACAAACGGCTTATTTTGCTCGGAATCGCGCTTTTCCCATGTCCTAACGGCGGCTTTCCAGTCTTTCATGCGGTTCTTCCCTACCATCCAGCCCTTTGCCGTGTAGAAATCCAGAAACCGTTGTGCGTCCACGTTTGATCCACGCTCACGGATATAAGCCGAAACATCGTCTAACGTGGGGGGAGTAAAGCGCTTCGCGCGCGTATCACTCACACCGTTAGGGGGGAGTGAATTATCTTTGGTTTTGTCTTTGGTTTTGTCTTTGGGTTTGTCTTTGGTTTGGTACGTTTCGTATACGTTCGTATTCGTTCGTATACCATCGTATACGTTCGTATCATCTTGGCGCGCATACCGTTTTTCTATGTTGCGTTGGTTCTTTGCGCATCGTTCTTCATACGCTGCTTTAGCCCTATTTATATCGTCCGCAATGAAATCAAATGCGATCGACTCTCGTCCCGCAAGTTCCTCCGTCTCTCCAGTCTCGCCATATTCAAGCAAAGACCGTACAAGCCGACCTACCTCTTGATCTGAAAGTTTCTCTAATTTTTTGCGATAGCTGTAATAAAAGGGGATGTACTCAAGAGCCACTATGCCTCCACCGCCTTAAAACGGTGTATCGCCGTCGTCCTCACTGATCACCTCAAAGTCGCCTGCGGCGCTCTCTACGATGAAATGCGGCTCGGTAGCATCGTTGCGCTTGCTGTCTCCGAAATAGATATTGTCGGAAATAATCTCGGCGTTGCGGCGGTTGTTGCCGTCCTTGTCCTTCCAGTCGCGGACGGTGAGCTTGCCCTCGACCACGACCATGCGGCCCTTGCTCAAATACTGGCAAGCAAACTCTGCCTGCTGCCGCCACGCCACCACATCGAGGAAATAGGTTTTCTTTTCGCCAGTTGCCTTGCTCTTGAAATCGTCATCGACGGCGACAGTGAAGCTCGTGACCGCCGTACCGTCCTGCGTGCGGCGCAGTTCCAGATCACGCGTAATTCGCCCCATAATGCAAATTCTGTTCAGCATGATTCTTCCTCCAAATAGTTTTTCTTGAATACAGCCATAAAAGTATCGTGGCCGTAAAGCTCTTCAAAGCGCTTCTGACATTCGCGTTTTAGCCGCATATCCAGTTCGTGACCGTCTTTCCCGTGCACGCCGTAGTCGGCCATATTGTGCCAGTCGGCACGCAGCCACACCCAGCAACCCCAAATGTCGGATAGCTGTCTGCGACCGCCGCCGTAAATGTGATGCCGCGCGAGGTTTGTCGAGAATCCAGAGATATAGCATTCTCTCTTGTCCTGCATGATGCTTTTAGTCATCTGCCCCATTCCTCCTTTAGCGCGTCAAGCTGTTGTGGGGTCAATGTTTCAATTCCCAGCTCCTTGCAGTCCTGCACAATGTTGTCGATCAGGCGTGACATTTGCTTTGTGTCAAAGGTGGACGAGCCGTAATACAGCACCACGTTTTTGCATCCTTCGATTTTGCTATCCATCACTTCCGTCTGCCAGCCGATACCGTTCTTGTTCCAGCCGTCGCATAGCTTCTGTACGGCCTTCTCGCGCACGCAAACGGTTTCTGTGTTGCCGCCAACGTCCCGCACCTCTCGCCGGTAAATATCGCTCTTGGGCGTTCCTGTGGCTTCTGCAAGCTTGTCCAGCAACACCCATGAGTAAGCATTGGCATCGAGGCTCCGCTTTTCACGGTGTTTCTTGATGGCAACGTCCACGTCAACCTCGTGCAGCTCGTCAAACAGCGCACCGACATTCTCCCGCGTGGCAATTGTGAGCAGAAACCCACCATCGCGCGCAAGGGATAGATCATGCAGTCTGGCTTTCATTCGCTTTTCTCCTCGCCATCATGCAAGCCCAGCAAAGTGGTGCTTTATAGGTCTTTCGCGCGTTCTCCGCGATCTCTACAACGGAATACGACTTGCCGCCGTGCGTTACCGGATAGATGGGATTGCCGCAGTCCTTGCAAACCGGTTTTCCAGCCGCCTCGGTTGGTTGCTGTCTCTCCGGCCTTGGTGTGTACTTGGTCGCGTCCTTCGCCCAATATACATCAGCGCCAAAACCGAGCGCCTTGCAGGCAACGGAGATAGCATCGGTCAGCGCCATTTTGAAGCACTCGTCAGAGGTGTAAAGGCCGTTTCGTTCGCTGGCGACAAACGCGCTGCCGCCTGTGCCGGGGATCGCATCCGACCACTCCCCGTCGACTTTGATGTAAAGGTCGATGTCTACAAATGCGGAAACCTCGTTGTTCGCGCCATTTTCAAGGCGCTTATCGGTGATGGTATATTTCCAACCAATACCGCAAGGCCCGAACTGCTCCGTCAGCGCCTTAATGCGCCACATTGGGTTGATATCAGTCTTACCTTTCAGTCGTCCCGCTTGAATCTCACGTTGCGCGGACGTTGGGACTTGCCGAACACGCTCATAAATTTCAAGGTTCTCCATCACTTCACCCCCATGCTCACGCCCTGTACAAGCGTCGCACCGTCGATTTCAGCGCCATTTTTCAACAGCGGGGCAAGGTCAGTCTTGCTCACCGTGGGGGCGTTGTAAGTAACCTCTCCGTCGTGACCGTTGGCGAGCATCCACGCCACCACCGCGCCCATGTCGGAGACCTCCACGCTGGTGGTTTTGCGATAACTGATGGAGCATCGGGGAGTGGAAAACTTCTCGCCGTTCAGAACAGAGTCGAGATATTTTTTCTTGCTCTCTGCCGCGCGCTCTAAAGCCTGTCTGCGCGCCGCAAGGGTCTTCTCTTCTTCGCGGATCGCCTTTGCTTCGGCAACATCGTTTTTAATCCAAAGCGCGATGTTCTCGATCTTCTGCTCTCTTGCCATGTTCAGCTCCAAGAGCTTTTCAAGGTCAAGGATTTCGCCGGTCTCGGCGTCTACACATTCCGCAAGCGCGGAATCAATCTGATAAAGGTTCATCTTTTACCTCCGTAATATTGTCTGTGCCACAATAAGGGCACACGGTTTGAGTGGTAATCGTCCAGTTCTCATCGTCCAGATTTTCGCGGTATGCATAAAGAGCTGGCTCTCGGAAATCCGCGCCGCAAGACCAGCAGTGCATCATCCCTCCGCCTCCAAATACACCATCGCGTTCTGCACGCCAAAGACGCGCGCCGCTTGATGGTCGTTGAAAAACACGTCGATATGGTTGCCGTTCACGCCGCACCCGCAGTCCTCAGCGATGTAGCTACGCTGCGTGCCGTTCGGCCAGATCAGCAGGACGCGCGTCCCGTAGGGGATCACCTTCGGGTCAACCGCGATTGTGCGTCCCTCGGTTGCCAGCGTGCCGGTCGCGGTGTAGCCGCTCGCCCACTTGCCGCAACAGCAGCGACCGGGACAGTACGCCGTGAGCGTAAACTCACCGAGAAAAACGTCGTTGCACACCGCGCTTTCAGTCGCAGGAATGTCCCACGCGGGGTCATACTCCTCTACGATGGGGGCTTCTTCCGGTTCCGCATCGACCGCTTGTGCGCTGGTAGCGAGGATTGAGATCGCAATCAAGAGGATCGTCGCGCCCAGACACGCCGCCGCAAACAGCGCCGATTCATCGGCCTTGCGCTGCTCTCTCGTGCGCTTGTCGTGCCGCCTCACCGTCTGCGCCCCCTGTCGATATACGGGAGCAGATCATACAGCACCTTGCACACCGCGCACGCGCCGATGACGGCAAGGGCGGTTGCAAAGTCGCAGCCGTTGAGCGCGATCACCGCAGCGGCAATGCCGCCGAAAAACAACGTGTCAATCATTTCGCGCCTCCGATCAGCATGAGCTTTTCCGCGTCCGTAAATTGCAAAACTCGGTCAAGCTCCCAGATTTCTTCTAACGTCCAGCGGGAACGCCCCGCCATTCTGTTACAGATTTGCGTTTCCGATAAGCCGATTTCCTCGCCCAGCTCCTTGCCGGTGCGAATCAACGCCCGTCCCATCGCGCCGCGCACGGCTCGCTCAAGGTCATTTCGCCGTCGCGTTAACTGTTGTGGCTTTAGCATCTTGCCTTTTCCTTTCTCCCGTGCTACAATAAGCACGGACACAATATCTTGTGGTGAGATTTGTCCCACCCGCCCCGCTCGATGCTGCAACATTGGGCGGGGCATTTTTGCGCTTTGCGTTGCGAATCAGTCCCATGCCACAGCGTAGCATCGAAACTCCACGCAATTCCGCTGCATCCCTTCGCTGAACTATTCCGCTGCGTTGCTATGCCTTGCTTTGCCTTGCTATGCCATCGCTAGCCTCTGCTTTTCGCTGCCATGCCGCTGCGAAACCCCACATTGCTAAACCATTGCGTTACTTCCCAATGCTGTACGATTCACATCATTGCCGCCGATCTCACTACTCTGTGAAAAGCGGTTCAGTGCCATTGCTGCGCTGCCCAAACCGGTGCTCCGCATTCCCAACGCCAATCAAGTCCGGGCAATGCTACGCCATCGCAATGCTGTGCTACGCTTCGCACTGCAAAGCAATTCCTTCGCGTGTTACTCGATTTCCTCCCAGCGGAATCTGCCTTTCCCACTGTTTCGCCACTGGCCAATGCCGGAGAATCTACCGTAGTCCAACCAGTCGCGCACAACGTCGATATGCTCATCACACAGACACACGACCGTAAACTCACACGTTGCCCCGGCGGGGATTTCCTCGCTCATGGCAAGGCTGACACGCTCGCCCTGCGCCGTCTGCGCTCTCAGCGGGCGCTGGCACTTCTTGATCTCACCGTCAAAGAGAATTGGAATGGTGCGCGGCTCGGGGAAAATCAGCTTGTCGATTTCCTTCTTGTAAGCCTTGATTTTGCTGCTGGACGAATCCTTGACCTTGCGCAGGCCACCGCAGGTGTCCTTGAAAAAGCCCTTGATCTGGTAGTCGTACAAAAACGGCGTGCCATCGTCCAAACGCGGAAAAATGGTCATGGACTTCTCGGCTACCGCGTCAGCGCCGAGCGCCGCAACCTCGTCCTCCACGCTCGCCGCATCCGGTGCGTGGCTGCCGATAAATTCGCGGTAAATGTCAGGGTTTGCGGGGCTTGTGCCGAGAATCGGCTCGATAAACGTTAATTTAACGTTGAGTTCCTTCATCTTTCATTTCCTCCTGTTGTGTGTTAGTTCTCTTCATATGTCCGCCCCGCTTATCGCCAAAATCGCAGCGCAAACCAAAATGGCCAAGAACAAAAAAACAGCGCTAAACAAAACGCTTTCCGTTGATCCTGCAATCCACGCTGAAACAAGCATTAAGATAGTGGCGGATACAATAGCGGCCAGAGCCCATGAACAGAGAAGCAAAAACAATTTAATAAATCGTTTCATTCGCTCTCCTTATCTGCTCTTGCAACCTGCGCGGCTTCTGATGCTGTTCTGATTTCCGCTTCGGTCACGCCGTACAATCTGGTCAACGGTCTAATGTACTTGCTTGCGATACCATTCACACCGCGTTCCCAGTTCGACACAGCGGAAATCCTTACACGGAGTTTCTTTGCTACGTCTTCCTGACGCAAACCGGCGTTCTCTCGGATTGCCTTTAATTCCAAGCGTTCTCCCCTCCTTATAAAGTTCAGAACTTTATATTGACAAACGCAACCAACACCGCTATTATGTAAGTGTCAGCCAACAAAATATCGGTTATAAGTCCGCAAAAACGGGAAATCCGTTGGGGGCTTGGTTTTTTGTTGCCTTAATTAAGTTCTGTAAGGCTATTATAGACGAACTTTTTTCGTTAGTCAATACCATCAACGAAGAAAATTCGTTGATGGTATGCACAAAAATAACCGCCTTTAATTGGCGGTTTTGAAAAAATGCTTAGGCTATGGGAGTTTTAGATAATTTTTTAGGTCGCTTTGGGCTTTCTTGGAGTGGAAGCTATGAAGAATATTATGCGGAAGAACCGGAGCCAAACGATTCGCCTGCTAAATATGTTGAACCAAAAGAAGTTAAACCCACGCCTCCTTCAAAAATAGCAATTTTAGTGAATTCTCGTTGTGAGAAAGAGGTGCTATCTAAAAACGATTGGCTAAAAATGAACCAAGTCATTGAAGAGGGAATGACTTATTTCCCCTTTTTGCCATATCAAATTTGCAACTGCTCGTATATTGGCGAGAATAAGGCGTGGGCAGCGTACAACTTAAACAACAAAAGAACATTAAGCCTTGCGATAAATGAAATTAATTACCATCTTAGCACGTTGCATGATTTAGAAAAAGATGACGTAATTGAAAAAATAATTCCATCTGATTATCAAATAAATTTTAAGTCAATCTGCTTTGATTTTGGCTCTGTTCTTCATGCAGATGATTTACCAAGAAGTTATTTAATTTATGCCCCACGAACAAAAGCCAAAAAGCGCCCCCAATACCCTCTAATTGCATTTTTCAGTACCGTAAGAGATGGTATTAAGTCGTTTGACGAAGAAAACTATATTGGGGAACTTTATTATTCTGTTAACGGTGAACTTTCCAAAGCTTGCGTTCATTGTTGGAAACATGGAAAATTTGCAGAATTCAATTTTTCTGTTGTTGGTCGGTCATTTTTAATATCAACAATAAAGGCTATCGGAACAGACGGAAAGCTTTTCACGCTTTATGACTGCATGTGGAAGTTTACCGACTATATTGATTTTTTGAATTAATCTTTTAGAGGTAATAACTGTGGCAAAAAGGGACGTCGTTTTTATTAATTATGAAAAAGCAGTATCTTTGATTAAAAAAATATATAGAAACAACACGATATTTTGCGAAGAACTAAATAAAAAGATGGGGACAACCAGAACAACAAAATGGGTTAGCGAATGGAAGCGGAATAGCAATCTCCCCTCTCCACAAGAAGCTGCCGTTATTTGTATTCTGCTTAAAACCACGCCAGAAGACATTCTTTTGCACGAAGGGAGAACGCCAGAAGAAACCGCCAAATGCTTAGAGGATATCGATGCTGTGCGGAAACTGGTCGAGGACAAGGGGAAAAAGGAAGCCCCCGATTCGAAGATTGAGGGCGAGGATGTGCAGCTTGCGCAGCTTATTGCCAAGTTTAGCCGGTTGTCTCCGCAGCAGAAGAGTGCGGTGCTTGCTGTGATAGAAGGTTATCAACCATCGCAAGAATAGCATTTTTCTGCTCTGGCGTCAGGTTGACAAAAAGTTCTGCTGCTTTTCTCGTTTGCTCGTCCATAATTATGTCCCTCCAAATATTTTTGCAACGGGGCTATATGTCGATTGTTGCACATAGCGGTGCAAGCATCAATATCTCGAAGTAAAGGCACTGCCGCCCTCTGCAACAAACGGCAGTGCCTTTTTGCAGCCAGCGGGAAGCGGTCGCCGCTGCTTGTTTTGACCATACCCCGCTTTACCTTGGCAATTCAACATCGAAACATTGCAATAAGACAGCGCTCGACACGGTTCGACAAGCCCTCATCTTGCGACTTTGCGGCGCAAAAATCGAAAAAATTAAGGTGGCGTAAATGAACATTCAAGAAGTGTGTAGAATCCGTAAAGAAGAATTGAAATTGACCTATCAGGACATTTCCGACGCTTCCGGCGTACCACTGTCCACCGTTCAGAACTTCTTTTCCAAGTTTTCTAAATCTCCGTCGATTTACACCGTCGCGCCGATCTGCAAAGCGCTTGGAATATCGCTTGATGAATCGTTCGGAATTTCCGAACACTTGACGCCGACCGAAGAAACGTTGCAGGCGCGCAACGATGAGTTAGAACGCCACGTTGACGCAAAGGCCGATACCATAGAGATCATGCGGCGCGGTGTCCGCATCCGCAACGGCGTGATTGCTATAATGTTTGCCATTATCGTTCTGCTGGCCGCGTGGTGCTTGTACATTGATTGGAGGGGGATTTGATGAAGATACCGAAAGCAAAATTACTACCATCGGGGAACTGGAATGTCAGCGTCATGGTTGACGGAAAGCGCGTGTCTGTCACAGCACCTACCAAAAGGCAAGCGGAGAATGAAGCCGCCGCATTGAAGTCCGGCGCGAAGTCTGCCGCCCGTGCGTCTGATCGCACGGTTGGTGATGCTATCGACCGATATATTGACAGCAAGGACGCGATACTCTCCCCCTCCACCGTCAACGGGTACAGAAAACTCCGCAAGGTGGTTTTCCCGGAGCTGATGAGCGTTAAGTGCTCCGCGTTGACGCAGGATCGCGTGCAGCGTGCCGTGAATAAGATGGCACGGGAAAAGTCCCCTAAGTACGTCCGAAACGCTTACGGCTTATTTACGGCGGCAATATCGGAGGAATGCCCGGATAAAGTGTTCCGTGTATCTTTGCCGCAAAAGGAAGCGCCTAAAATCAAAATCCCTACCATGGACGAGATCAGAATTCTACACGAAGACTGCAAGGGCGCAGACTTTGAATTGCCTTTCCTGCTGGCCGTATGGCTCGGCCTCCGTACATCGGAGATCAGAGGTCTAACATGGGATTGTCTTGACGGTGATATCTTGACGATCAAGCAAGCAATGGTAGACGGCGAAGACGGTCCGCAGCTCAAGCAGCCTAAAACGTACAGCGGCAACAGAAAACTAAAAGTACCGCCGTATATTATGGGACTGCTTGACGAAACACCGCACACAGATGAGTATATTGTCCATGCAACAAGAAATGTCCTATATAAGCATCTGCAACGCGCGTGTGCCCGCTGCGGAGTTCAGCCGTTCCGCTTTCACGACCTCCGCCATGTAAACGCATCGGTTATGCTCCGGCTCAATGTCCCAGACAAATACGCAATGGAGCGCATGGGGCATTCTACAAACAACATGCTTAAAAACGTATATCAACACACCATGGATGATAAAGCCGTAGCAGTGGCAGATGCCGTTGACGGCTTTTTTGAGTCCGAATTTCATCTGTAATTTCATCTGTAATTTATCTGCAAAAACACTGTTTTAACAGAAGATAACTTGCAAATATCGCAAGTAATGCGTAAACAGGTAATCCAGAAAACCCTTGCAAATACAAGAAAAACCCCGCAGCCGTTGAAACTGCGAGGTTTTTTCATTGGTGGAGGCGGCGGGAGTCGAACCCCCAACCCAATCCGCAAAAGCATTGATATTACAAGGTTTTTTGTAACTCATCTGCAATTCCATCTGCAATTTACTTTTCTAGTTTCCGCATGACGCTATTATAGACGCGCTCGTTTACAATTTTCAAGCTGTCCATCAGCTCGTCCATGATCTCCCACGCCTTGTCCGGCGGAATATCTGCCACTGCGCGCAGGAAGTCGCTGTCGCCGTATGTTTCAACGTTGACTGGCGCGGGCGCTGCAGAGTATGCCATTGGCAAAGCCCTCTCTCTACTGCCGCTTTGCTGGTCACGGATGGCATACAGCACGGCAAGGCGCTCATAGTTTTTCCAGCTCGATTCTTCCGTTTCAAGGCGAGCTATCCAGCGCTTGACCTCATTCTCGTCGACCATAGGGGAGCACCCCCTTTAGCCCTCGATTGTGTCCATGCAGCGCTGGATGGCTCTGCGGATGCTGTCATCGTCGGCGTTGTCCAGCATTTCCTGCAACTGGCGTTTCATATTTTCCATGCTGCCGTCGCGGGAGTAGTGTCCACGGACGTAGTGCGTACCGCGTCTCGCGTTGGACATATCGCGGTCATAAGCGCCGCGCATACCCGACTGCCAATCTCCGTCGCGGGAATAGCGGCGAGAATAGTCTTCATCGCGGGAATAGCCGTCGTCCTCCATCATCTCAATCTTATCGATGTTCTTGATGGTGTCCGTCAGCTTGTGCGCAATTTCGAGATCGCCCGCGCCAAGCTCGCCCTTGCGTGCCAGCTCGTCGAGTTCGTCGCACAGCATATTGCGCAGATCATACATTGCTTTCTTGCTCATGTCCATTCTCCTTTCACGCGATTCTCTCAACCGTCAGGTTCGAGTTGGCGAAGTTGACGGCCTGAGTGCTGGTGTTTTCCATTGCAACCGTCAGGCAACAGCCTTTCGGAACGCAGACCTGTGCGGAAACATAAATGTTAAAGTAGTTCCCTACCGCCGCGGGCGTGACGGTCGCCGTTGCACTGGCCAGCGGTTCTCCGTTAATGGCAAGCGCCGCCGTGATGGCCTCGACCGTGCCTCCGGTTGGAATAGCGATGTTGCCGCCATAGGAGACCCTAAACAGGGCGCGATTTTGATTGGTGAGGCCTCGAAGCGTGACAACGCCTGCGCCCTGACGATGCACGATACAAGGCTTGCTATTGACCGCCGTTTCGGTCAGTGGGACGTTCTGCCCAGCAGGGACCAAAGCAATGCTAGAATTACTAAACTCAGCCATACTGGTATCACTCCTTTCTCTGATTTGCCCCAAAAGGGGCAAACGCACCATTTGCGACCATTTCCGCGTAGCTGGGCGCAAATAATTCGTCCGCTTTACGCAAAAGATCGGCATAATTGCTAAGATCGTACATGCTCATTTCACTCTTGTCCAGAGTTGCAATGTGATTGACAAATTCCTGCTTAAGTTCGTCAACCGTTTTCACAAAATCATTCCTTCCTAAAGGGGTCGAAATCGACCCGTTTAAAATACAGCGGCGGAGCTATTGCCCCGCCGCGTTTGTCGTAGTATCGGCACGGGGCCGACCATTTTCCCCACATGGGGGAAAAGCTATGCTATGCAGTTGTCAGCAGCCGCAACCGGCAAACTGGTTGCAGCAATAGGGGTTCTGCACCGTGTAAGCCGGAATGGGAGAGGGACGCAGCTGCGAGACCAGATAGCTGTTCTGCGCCGCCTGAGATGCCGCCAGCTTCAAGCCCTGGTTCTCACTCTGGAGGTCGGCCAGTTTGCTCTGCGTCAGGAAGTCGAGGATCGCGCGGCTGTTGCTGTTGGCGTTGTCGATGATGTCGCGCGTCGCGTTCTGCACGGTGTTGCGCGTGTCGCACGCCTGCGCAGCCATGTCGTAGCGCACCTGCGCGATCGCGGCACGGTTCTCGCAGCAGCAATTCGCGGCCTGCATCTGCATGGCGTTGAGCTGCTGCATCAGCGCCGCCTGCTGGTTGCTACGGGACAGCTCGGCCTGTGCAAAGCCGTTTGCCATCGCCATATTGGTGCCGTTGGCAAGCTGCGCCTGCTGGTAAAACCCGTTGCAAAGGCCGTCGTTTACACTGTCGATCTTGCGCTCGACATTGGCGAAGTCAGAGGTCAGCACATAGCCGTCGACCACGCCGCCGCCGTTTCCGTTACCGCCCCAGCCGTTGTTTCCCCAGCCGCAGAAAACAAACAGGAAAAGAATGATGATCCACCACGCGCCATCGCCGCCGAAGCCGCCAAAGCCGCTGTTCATCATGCCGGTTGGCGCAACAGGCATAGTTGCCTGAACGCCGCCGTCAGAAAGAGACATAGTATCACTCCTTTGAATTAAAGTCAGTTTTATCTAAATCGTGGCCACGATAAAGAATTAAAGAAAACGCTATAAATATTTAATTATTGCATCAGACTTTGGAATTGCTTTGCCATCTGCTGTAGCTGGTTTAACTGCGCCTGCGAGAGTTTGCCGCTTTGCAAGAGCTTTTCGACCTCCGCTTTGGGGTCGCCATGAAAATTTGCCTTGAATTGCTGGAACTGCTGCATCATTTGCATGAAGCCGTTTCCGCCGCCCAGCGCGGCCATGAACGGATTACTCATCGTCCTCGTCCTCCTCAACCTTGCGCTTTTTCTTGCCCTTTATTTCGCCCACAAGCGCTGCCAGAGCGTCAAACTCTTTTCGGGTGACAAATTCCACGCCCTTTCCCTGCGACGCTGTACGGGGCGTTTCTGCGCGTTCTACGAGGTCATAAATCTTGAGCGTCGGCTTGCCGCTTGCGTCGGACTGTTTGAGGTACACCGTCGGCGCGCTGGAATCCCACAGAGCAACGGCAGAGTTGGGCGCGATCAGATAGCCCCTTGCCTCCTGCTCGCCATTGACCCATTGCACGCCGCCCTGCGCGATGGGGTTCTGCTGCACTGGCTGCTGCATGGGCTGCATCTGTGGCTGCTGCATCTGCCGCATCTGCATGAGGTTATCCGGCATCGGCTGCGGATAATAGGGATTGAAATAGGGATATGCCATGTTCACTCCTCCGTTTCTTTTACCCAGTAATAAAGCGGGATTTCGTTCTCGCTGTTCCAACTGTCGTAAATTACACCGTCCTGAACGCACACTACATGGCCAGAGAGGGCGAGGATATAAGTACCGCGCGGGTGTTCGTCGGCAAACTTGCCGACCGTGTAGCAGTCTGGGCAGGTGTCCGGCATGATGTAACGCCGATAGCCGAGAGACCGCAGATACGCGCCCCAACAGGCGTTTGCATTGGGCAAGTCACCGTCTAAGTATCCCTGTATGCACAGAGACAAATAAACTTCGCCCCAGTCCTTTCCTGTCGCCTTGCAGATTGCGCGCACGGTGCAGTCGGACACGTTGCGCCCGTTTGGATTTGGGTTGAAATAGCTATACATGGAACATCTCTGCAAAGTAGACGTATGTTCTCAGCTCGTCAGGATCAGGAAACAGTGTCAAAATGTCCATCGCCATTTGCTCAGTAAAGCCCAAAGCTAAAAGTCGGTCGTACATCGCCGCACCTCCTTTGTTGCCTCAATCATACCGTGGATCGCGCCTTACAAATGGTCATCGTTTGGTCGATATTTGGTCAAAAAATATTTCAAAAAAGTCTTGACATTACGCTAATATTAGCGTATAATAAAAACATAAAGAGAGGGGAAACCCAAGGAGGAGCGAACTATGAAGGGTACTGAGAAGCAGATCGCGTGGGCCGAAGAACTGAAAGCGAAGTCCATCGCCGCATTAGAGTGGATGAGAGAGAACCCCAGTGACCCCGGTAAGGCAAACATCGAAATGTGGAACAAAGGAATTGACTTCCAAATCGGCCGCATTAACTCCGTAGAATATGCCGGCAAGCTGATTGACGTACTTCGCTTCGTGAATTTTAACGACACCCCGGACAAGGTTGGCATGGCCGTGGTTTCCCAGACCAATCGCTATTTAAAATAAGGAGGAAAGAACAATGGAGAAAGAGGAATTGATCCGGAAATTGGAACAGGCCCCCGGCAAAAACTTTGTGGAAGACGGTTATTTTTACGGCTACGCGCTCATCAAGCGGGCAACCGGAGAAGAAACGACCGCCATTGTCAAGAAACCCGTCGGCGCGAAATACCGGGAGTGCGAGGTGCTTTACTACGCACCGGAAATCAAACTCTGAGGGAGGGCAACTGATGCGCAGGAAATATGCAGACTGCCAGCGAGAAGACGGAGATTGCACCGCCTGCTCCTTGGTCAACTGCGGACGCGACTGCCACAACCGCGCGATATCAAAATTAGAATGGTCGCGCCGCATGTCCGAGATGACGCAAGCCAACCTCGCCGAGAAATCCGGCGTGAATATCCGCCAAATCCAGCGAGTGGAGCTGGGAGAATCCGACGCCGGGAATTTGACGGCCAGAAACCTGATTGCCATTGCCGACGTGCTCGGCGTAGATGCAAAATCTTTGTTATAACAGGGGAGCGGAGCAAATGAGCAGCTTTTTTATCGCAAGCAAAACCCAAGCGGAAGCTATCCTTGAAGAATTTGAAAAATGCCGTGGCTGCGGGAATTGCGGCCTGAATACCGCCGAAGGATGGAAATGCAGTTACCTCGCGGAATGTGCCAGAGAATACCTGGAAAGGCACCGCAACGAGGAAAAACAAAAAGAGAGCACCGATTAACCTCGGTGCTCTCTTTGTCCGTCTGCTATTTTTTGATATGCCCGCCTGCGGCAGCGGTTGACAGCCTCCGGCGACAGGTGCAGCGCTGCACACACTTGCGCGTAGCTCTTGCGCCGCACATCGCACTCAATAAGGCACGTCGCCTCGTCTGCTGGCAGCTCAAACGATAAGATATACGCCACGGCCCGCTTGGGGGCCATAGAGGATAATTGCGCGCGGATTGCTCGGTGCTGCTTGTCCATGCTGTGCACCGGGGCTTGCAGAGCGCTCACGCGAGGGGAGACATTGCAGGCCTCCCGCCCGTTTTCCTTTCCGTGCCCGATTCGGGCACAATTACTTCATCGTCGCGAGCTTTCGGATCAGGTCGCCGCCGTACTGGTAGGCCGCGAGATAGTCCATCGTCCGCTCTTCGAGTCCCGCGCGCTTCTTGAGCATTTCGCGGTAGTCCGGCCCTGCGAGCCTGCCGTGGAATTCCTTTTCCCACTTGCCCGCGTTTTCTCTCCCCGCCCAGTACGCAGGGCACAGCTTGCCCGTCACGTCGAAATGGCGGATGACGTTGCTCGCGGGGATGTTGTACTTCTTCATCAGAGCTTTCGTCAGCTCAAGTGCCTGCGAGACGGTCTTCGCGTCCGGCGCGTATACGCCGTTCTTGACCGCGTCACACAGTTCAATGCTGATGCTGTTGGCGTTCTTACACTTGCCGTACATCGTCCCGCCGCCAGTCTGCGCGCAGCTCGGATACTTGTTGCCGCCGACCGCCCACGCGATGCGCAGGTCGTCCACGCTCTGCACGATCTCGTTTGCATCGACGAAGTAGTGCGCGCTGGTCTTCACGACGTTGCCCGCGTAGTACTTCGCGTTATTCGCCGCCGTGTCGCCATCGTTGCCGGTGTAGTGGATCACGATGTAGCGGATACCGCTCGCCGTGCGCTTGCCGCCGACGTTCCCGGCGTTCGCGGGATATTTGCGAATGTCCATTGCCTTACGCCCCCTTGTCAATGGCGTCCTGATTCTTCTGCGACTGCGTGCCGAAATAGAACGCGATGATGACCGCATAGATCGTCATGAAGTCCTGCGAGATGTTGCCCGTGACGGCCATGTACGCGAAAACACCCGTCAGCACCAGCGTCACGATGCTCTTGACGCTCATCAGATTTGCGATACGCTTAATAATTCTTTCGTTCATGTCATTCGTCCTTTCCCTTGATTTTGATTCCCGCCAGCAGGCCGAGTTCTGCCGTCCACGCAGCGAACCACGCGACGGTCAGGCTGTCCGGCACTACCTTGTCATACGCGGTCAATACGAGCACTGCAATGCAGTACCAGCAGAGGTTGAGCACTGCCGCGATGACGTACTTGTCCCGCTTTCTCATCCTCTTCATAGGGCCACACCCGACAGCAGCCACGCGATAAACGCGCCCGCCAGCGCCGCGAGAGCCTTGTCGACCAAACTGTCCCAGCGTTTCCCCGCCTTGCCCGTGATGGCCTTTACGTCCTCTTTGATCTCCTTGACATCTCCCTCGACGGTCTCCTGCTTGGTCGCCAGCACTTCCACCGACGTTGCCAGCCTGTCAAGCGCCGTTTGGTGCTCCTGCAGTTCATTGATTCGGTGCGTGTTACTCTTGCACCTCGATTCGATCAGCGCGATTGCCGCGTCGTCGTAGTGTTTTGCATTATCCATATCCCGCTCCCTTTCTGCGGTCTTAGACCGCCGTGAAATAGTTCCCTACCAACTCGTGTGGCAGATACTGCAAGACGATCTTCCCGCCCGCGGCCTCGCCGATACGCTCGCACAGGTACAGCTTAGTGTCCTCAGGGTCTTTGTAGTAAAGACCGTAAGTGTACTCCATGCCGCGAGCGGCCGGAATCGGGTCATCTTGCGTGCCCGCGTGGGTAACGTCGATCACGACCCACAGCGCAGGCGTTGCGCTCGGCTTCCATCCCTCCTGCGAAGTGTGCTCCTGCCGACACTTGTAGAGCTTGCCGCCGTCGCTTACGCGGTTGCCCTCAATGTAGCTGACGGGATATGCCCACGCGGGAAACAGCTCAACGGCCTTTGCTGCGTCGCTGTCCGGCAGACTCGTCGCCGCCGCCTCAATCATCGGTCGCAGCTCTGCGGCGCGCGCCATGGTCACGACCTCGCCCGTGAGGGCGACCACCGCGCCGACGGCGTTCTCGGTCTCCGTGGGCTTGCCCATCTTGATAGATACCGTGCCGTCGCGGTGGTCGGTGATGGCCCCGCTCAGGCTGTACGCGCTGTTGTCCCACTCGTTGACGACCTCTTTGGTCTCGCCCGTGGGCTGTCCGTCCTCGTCGTATTTGGGAACGGTGTCGCGCTGGACGATGCTCCACGGCGTGTTGTCGGGCAGCAGCACCGCCGCGTCCGTGGCGGTCATTGTCAGGCGGATGTTCTTGACCTCGCGCTCGTTCCATTCGCGGTCTTTCAGGATGCCCGTGATGGTCGCGGGGTACTCGGTGTTGTTGACTTTTACGTAGATGCTCATATGTGCTCCTTTCTATTGCTGCACGGCGTTCGCTTGCAGCCATGTTAAGAGGTCTCCCGTAGGCGGTTCACTGAATGTGATGGTGCGCTTTGCGCTATCTCTCCAGCGGCTCTGTCCGTTGGTTTGGGCATACACCCACAGCGGGTCGGTTTCTAATGCCGTCGAGAAATACTGCAATGTATAGAAGCCGAGGTTACCGTTGAAGCCATATTTAATGCGGACGTAAGACGTCCCATCTGAAGACTGAAAATTTGCGCTTTTGTCTACGCTCCCACTCAGCACTTCATTTAACACCCACGTCTTTCCGATTGCCTCCTCAAACGTGATGTCATACCCCGTGCCGTTAATCAGCGTCCTGCCCTTCTTGATGCTGTACACAGTGCCGTTGACCATGCACTTGCCGCCCTGCACGGTGTAGGCCGTGCCGTTGATGAGGGTTTTGTGTGTAGCGGGAGGGGGTGGCGTGACATTGCCGGAGCTGTCGACTTCCATGTCGGGCGGAAGAATGAGCGCGGGGCGGATGCCAGCTGAGTTGGATGCTTTGTTGGTCTCGCAGACGCCGTCGTAGTTGACGAGCCACACCAAGCTGGTGTTGTAGGTGACCGGGGAGCGGAGCCACCAGTGGTCGGCCGAGCCGTTCAGTTTCGCAATACGCTTGTTGTTGGCGGACGTGCCGGTTCCGGCCTCGAAGTAGGACAGCTTCGCACCGTCTACCGGGAAGTAGGAGTTATCGCTGGTCGTGAAGCCAATCTCGTAGCCAGACAGCAGAAATATCTTCGCGGACAGGCCATTTGCACCGCTTTGATCCGAGCCACCGGAGCCGCCGTTCTTACGGTACGGGATCTTCACCTGCTTGATTGCGTCCCTGATGTTGCTCTCAAACGCGTTCAAGAACGTGCTGTTCAGTATGCTGTGGATGGTGCTGTTCTCCAGATTGTTCACATCCGAGCTGTGCCATCGGGTGGCCTCGAAGATGTCCTTCATCAGCAACCAAGTGCCGTCGCAGGATTCGTCGTACAGAGAACTCGGTTTGCCCTGATGGACGACGATAAACTCTTTCGCTGCACCGTTGACGTTCAGTTTGACGATACTGCCGACGGCTTTGGTGCCGAGTTTTGCATTTGCCATCTCAGCGCCTCCTTATTGAAAGTACCAGTTGATAGCGTAGTTCTCGGTGGGCGTGGTCTCAACGTTCACCAGCGTCTGCTTGACGATGTTGCCGGATGCGATGTAGTCGCTGCCGCGCGTCGCTGCCACGATGCCGCCGCTTCCGTTGCCCTTGAGGAGGGAGGTGGTGCTCGGTGCGCTGGCAATCGTCACCGCGCCCGTCTTGCCGTTGACGCTCGTCACGGGGTAAGGCGGCGGGTTTTCGAGGGAATACTGCCGCTCGTTTGCAACGTTGGAAAGACCAACGTCACTTTTGCTGACGCTCTGCAATGCACTGTCTGCCTTGCCGAGGGACGTTTGCACATCCTGCGCAAGGTCGCTCTTAGCAACCGTAGACTTAAAGGCCAGCGCGCCCAAATCGCCAAACCACTTGGCGATTTTGCCAAACAGCACGGAGAGCTTTTCCCCCGTCGCGATGTTTGCGCGCGTGGTCGCTGCCGTAAAAGCCGCCGTGACGTTACTGCCGTTGCCGGTCTTGTCCAGCTTACTGGAAATGTCCTGATGCTGTGTCAGATAGCCGCTGTCGTTGGTGAGTTGAGAGGTCTTTGTGGGGATTTCGGCGCGAATGTCGGGGTGCGCTGTCGTGCTCTCATTGTGAGCTTTGATTTGCGCGGATACGTCCGGCGTAGGGATTTTACCAATAGCGTCATCAACGTACTTGTAGATGTCCGTACGCTTGCCCCGCGGGTCGTAGATGCTTGCGAGCATATCGCCAGCGCCTTGACCGTTCGCACCGTTATAGACCTCGAAGTCGAACGTCGTGCCGTCTGTCAGGGTGATGGTGTACACGTCGCTCGTGCCGGGAGCGTGGTTGCCGCTCTTGAGAGCGATGCCGGAAATGCCGTTACCGGTTGCACCCTTCGGGCCGGGAGCGCCAGTGCCGCCGCGCGGCAAGCCAAAGACCAGCTTGTAAACATTGTCCACGAGGGATTTGCTCACCGTCGCAGGCTTGCCCGTCTCAAGCGTCACCGCCTCGACGATCATGTTGACGATGGCGTCGCGCGCCGCCTGCGCGTCGGTCTTTGCGGTCTCCGCCGCAGACTTGGCAGATGCCGCGTCTTCGGCGCTCTGAGCGGCCTGTGTGGCTTTCTGCCCCGCAGCGGTCGAACTACCCGCCGCAGCGTCCTTTGCGCTCTCAGCGGCTTCCTGTGCCGATTCCGCCGCCGTTTTGGCGCTCTGTGCGCCGGTCTGTGCACTCTCCGCCGCTTTCTGCGCGTTGGCGGCAGCGGTCTGTGCAGCCTTTGCCGCCGTCTCAGACTTTGCCGCATTGGTTGCCGCTGTCTTCGCGGCCTGCACCTTCTCGTCAACGCCGGTCGCAGATGCAGCAGCCGCAGCCGCAGAAGATGCCGCTGCCTTTGCGGACGCGTCAGCCGCCGCAACCTTGTCGTCGATGCCCTGCGCAGCGCCCGCGGCCTTTTCAGCCGATGCAGCCGCCGCGTTAGCCGATGCCTTGGCGCTGTCGGCATACTCCTTGACGCCCTGCACCTCTGCCGCAACGGAATCCTTGGCATACTGCACGACCTGCGAGCCTCTCAGCTTCTTCGCCTCGCCGCCCTGCTCAAGCACAAAAAGGTCTTCGTTGGTGATCTGTAACGCTTGCGTGAGGTCAGAAATTGCTTTATCAACAATTGCTTTATCAGCCATCAGTTACCTCGCTTTCATTCTTGAGCTTCGGTTTGCACTCTTTAGTGGGTGGCTCTGCGGGGACGTGCGCCGCCTGTTGGTCAAGTCGCTCGAGGATCGCATATGCCTGCCGCAGCTCTCCCTTGACCTTTGCCATCTTCTCCGCGTCGTTCGCGGAGATCATCACCAAGGACAGCGTATTAAATGCGCTGTCAAGGATCTGCATTGCCTGCTTTTTCATAGTTCCTCCTTATCCCGACTCCCACCAAGAGTCGGTGTAGATTTCTGCGTTGTAGGGTCTCCACGTGTCCGTGTAGATGTATGGCGTATACGCTCGCCACATATCCGTGTAGATGTACACAGCGCCGCCCGTAGTGCCGCCGCCCTCTGTGGTAAACGATCCGCTGTCGGAATAGCTGGTCTCCACCCATTGATTGAGGTTGGTGTCCCAATAGCAGAGCACTGCCTCCCAATCGTAGGTTTTGCCGGGAGTAAGTCCGTCGAACGAATCCGTAAACGTGTTGTTCGCGCCGGAATCCTCGTTCGAAGTCAAGTAATACCCGTACCCCAGAATGCCGGTCACGTAGATTGCACGTGCTCGGTCGTGGTAGCTGTCTCCGTAAAACGTGCCGTTGAGAACGGCTGTCGTCGACCCCGTCGCCGTAACGCTGACGCTAAAACTTGCCATGCGTCACCTCACTGACGGAGGAAAAACAGTTTTCCCCAGCTACCGGCCGGTAAGCTATTTCCGTACATCTGGCTGCCGATATACAGCTCGCCGCCGCCGAGCGACACAATGTTGTTGGACAGCGTGATAAATCCACCGTAGGGACCGCTGGCTTTTAGGTATACGTTAGTTGCCGATTCCAGCTTGATACCGCCATAGAGGGTTTTAATGCCGATACCATAGTCAACGTTCGTCTCGACGAGCGAAAGTTCGCCCACTTTGGTATTGCTGTTTGCCAGGAGTTCCACCGTCTGGCCGCGCAACTTCTGCGCTGTGATAGAAGTGCTGTCAATGTACGTCGCGATTGCATTGTCGACCTCGCTTGCGCTCAGGCCCGCGTTGTTGTCGACGTAGGTCTTCGTAGCATAATTCGAGCCGTCCTTGAGATCGCCGACGCGGATGCTGCCGGTCTGGATTTGGTCGGCTGTCAGCGTACCCTTGATATTCGCCGCATCGACGTACAGATTATCCGTCTTGATGCTGCTGCCGTTGATCTTGGTCGTGCCGCTCGCGTCCGTCACCGTCAGGCCGTCCAGCGTGGTTTTGACCTCAGTGTACTTGCCGTCGATGCCCTCGACCTTGAGCATGATCTCCTCGCTGGTCTTGGTGATCGTTGTTCGTGTCTCGGCAATCTTACGGTTGAATTCCTGTGTGATGTACCCCTCAGCCGGATATTCGTCTTCCATCTCCGCTTCTCCGGGGGAAGAAATGCCCGCATATCCGCGGCCATCATCAGAGAGTTTAGACAGCGGCGAATAAATGCCACCAACCGTCACGCCGTCGCCCAGCTCTGCCGCTGGATCGATGTTTGCTGCGCCTGCTTCGTACGCCTGATACTGGTAGCCTTTCATGGTTTGCAGTAAAGCATTTACCATTGGCTGCGTGGCGTGAGGGCAACTTGCAATGACCTCCATTCCGGTATCGTCGCCCGCCGTCAGGCTATTTTCGTCGTCCACAAGCAACGTCACACGGGAAATAGGCTTATACTTGCCATTGTCGGAAAAGCTTGTAATGTCGCCGCCGACGTAATATTTATCAGACAAGAATCCTCACCCCTCCAAACGTAATAGCGCTGCCCGCTTCTGTAATGAGATAGTTTGTCTCGGTAGGCATAGACAACAACGGAATAAGCAATAGTTTCCCTGCATCGGTAATAATCCAGTTCCCACCGTGCGCCGCAGCGATAAAGCATAGCTCGTTGCGGATGGTGTAATCATTTGCGGGATAGTCGATGGTATACGAGCTGTTGAGCACTGTGCGGCTATCCAGCTCCACACCCATCAACTGGCAAAAGATATTTACAGCGTCAGGCATAGTCATCGGGAAGTTAAGCGACTGGTCTGGCTCCCACACAACGTCAGCCTTTCTCATAGCGTCGTATGCTTCAAGTTCCCAATAATCCCCATCGCAGGACCGGCGGTTGGTAAAAAACACGCCTTTGGGGATCCAGTCTGTCGCCTGACTTCCATTAACAAGCCTGAGATAACGCTTGATCGTCGCGGCTCGCGGTATGTTGTCCGCATACAGTGCCAGTTTTAATGTTGCGCAGCAGGCGTTTCCGATGCCGAATTCTTCAAACAACTGAGATTCGGCAGAGTGCGACACTTCCGCATCTTTGCCGTATTCCGTGCCCGCAACGTCGAATTTGTACTCTCGTTCTGTGCCGGGCTTGTGGAGCAGCTCGCGCCACAGCGCACTTGTTGTCTGCCCCATATCACACCTCGATCAAATTAAACGTCGCGCCGCCCCACACCTCATTGTCATCCGCCGCTTCCTCAAGCGTGCATTCCATCGACGAGCAGTAAAACGTGCTGGTTCTTACGCCATGCAAGTCGAGATATTGGACGGTGCAGGTGGTTTTATTCAGATCGTCATCGAGTTTTGCCAGCACGTCACGCTTGACGGAGCGCGTTGTATAACTCAGTTTCCGCTTGGTGGTGATCTTGTCGCGCCGCATTTTGCCATCTTTGGTACGGGTGGTCTTGTCGCTGTCGAGATCGTTTCTGCTCCACCCGTATCCTTTCGTTGCGATTGCGGACGAGTAGTCCGTGCCGTTGATAATAAGGACTTCCATGTTGCCCCTCCTTAGTACAGCAGCACGGGCTTACCCGCCGCGCGTGTCATGTTGTTGATGTTCTTCACGGTACTTCGTGCGATTTCCTTGCCGTCGAGCTGAATAACGACCGTAGTTGCACCGCCGCCTGATTCCGCCATAGCCTGCTTAAATGCTTCGACCATCGTTGCAAGCGGCGTTTCGATGTTCGTTCCGCTCTTCTGGTCGCCCAGTACGGCGAGAAATTCCTTGTTGGGTGGGATGACTGCACCGCGAGCCAATGCAGGAGCGGAGACACGGCTAATCGAAGGAGCGCGAGAAGGTCTGCCAAAGCCGCCACTTCTGGTTCCAAATCCTCCGCTTCGGCCAGAATTCGATTTTGCAATAGAATTCTGCGCTTCAACAAATTTTTTCCCGAACCAGCTAACGGCATTAGCCACCCACGTTTTTACAGCCTCCCATGCGGATTTTAAACCGGACAAAAGGCCGTCAATAATCCTTCGACCTAACGCTTTCCAGTAATCAGCAGTAAAAAACTTCGAAACGCTGGTATTCCACCACTGTTTAATGTTCTGCCACATTTCTTTAAGCTTGGTAAGAAGTGCACTCCAATCCAGATCAGATGCAGCGGCAATAGCCGCGCCGCCAGCAATCATCATCCCAATGCCAAGTGGAAGATTTGCGCCGGAGAAACACAGAACCGCACCGATAGCGATAAGCGAGACGCCAATCGAACCCATAAGAGATTTGATTGCGGCTTTTGTCTTTTCGGGGGCTGTGTTCCAGTTCATGGCGACCGACGCCGCAATAGATGCTGCACCCGCAATCATTAACCCAATACCGAGAGGTAAGTTTGCTCCCGAAAAGCAAAGCACTGCGCCGATGGCAAGCAAGGTCATTCCGAGCGCCATCATTAAGGCCGACAATGTATTTTTTGTTTTGTCGTTTACTGCATCCCAGTTCAAGGCGACTGCCGTTCCCAGCATAGCCGCGCCTGCCAGCATAAGCCCAATGCCGAGGGGGATGTTTGCGCCAGATAAACACAAAATTGCACCAATGGCGAGGGCAAAAAGGCCCAGCACCGAAAGCACATTTGTCAGTGCAGCTCTAAGGCGGTCAGACATTGCGTTCCAGTTTTCTTTAATAAGTGTAACAAGCCCAATCGCGCCCGCCGCCATAAGTGCGATTCCGAGGGGGATATTTGCGCCGGAAAAACACAGAATTGCGCCAAGAGCTAAAAGCGCGCCGCTAAGGTATGCCGTAAGCTCGTCGATCTTTGCTTTGTACTCGTCGGTCGTAAACTGTTCAAACACGGGAGAAAGCCGATCTGCAAGCGCAGCCGCAGCGCCGCCTCCACTGCTTGATGTGGAAATCGTGTTGATCTCGTCAAAACTAGCAAGATTCCCTTTTGCTTCTTTTGCCGCCGAACCGACGCTACCGATAGCATCTGCTTCTTTATAAAGTCCTTTTGCCGCCGCTTCTGATTTTTTTGCCGTTGTTCCAAAAAGCATCGATACAATGTTTGCAATAACGCTGATAACCTTTGTAAGGATGTTCACAAGCGCTGTAAAGGCGGGAACAATTACACTTAATAGCGGTTGTGCCAAAGTGAGCAACGCGCCCTTTAAGCGTCCAATAGCTTTTGCGGCTTCGTCATTTACTTGGATGACTTTCCAGACATAATCACGAACAACGGATAATGCCCTTGTAATAAGAGTAAACACAAACGCCCTGAGAGCGAGCTTCTTTACTCGGTTAACGAAGCGGGACATGTATTCGTCGGCTTTTTTAGTCGCCTCACCCATCCCGAAAACACCGTTTTTTGTGCTGGAGATTTTTTCGGAAAGCTCCCCCGCTTTTGTCTTCATCTTATCGAGATTTGCCGTATCGGACTGAATTGAAGCGTCCATCTTCTCAACTTTAGCTGTAACGGCGTCATACTCTTTTTGCAAAGATTTCACAGTGCTTTCCTGTGCCTTGATGGAATCCGCCGTAAAAAACTCTTTGCCGCTGTGCATTGAATCAAGCGTCGCTTTTGCCGCATCGAGATTTGCCGCGATTTCTGCCGACTGCTTTGCCAGCGGCATTTTGTCTTGCTGTTTCTGGTAAATTTTATCGTTAAGCGTGTCGATTTTTTTAACCAGTTTATTCAGTTCTTTTTGAGCGTCTTTGTCGTCCAGATCCACGCTGAAAACTACCGAACCGTCCGCTGCCATAAAATCACCACCTTGCTTTTAGTTTTTTGCTGTGATATGGTAAAAGAACCGTATTTAATGGGAGGGAAATAGAATGAAAGCATTGAAAAGAACCTTGTTATTCCTTGTTGTCTTCTTTGCATCGTTTCTTTTGATCCTAATTGTAGGAGTTGCTACAACGCCAGAAGGCCAAGAAACTATGCCAGTATGGGTTGGCGTTGCCCTTCTAACAATACCTATCCCATTAGGGATTCTGGCCGTTAATAAAGCCGTACCGCAGACTTATGACGAAAAGATTAAAATCCAAACAGTAAAGTGCAAGCTACAACTTGTCGGCGGGCTTGACCTTGCAGCAGGGTCTATCTGCTCCGCCATGTGCTCCCCAGAATCTATTTCATTTTCAGCGAGCGGACAAACATTTACGCTTTCGCCAGAAAAGCTAATCGATGTGTCTGTTATGACACCGCAGGATATCCAGACCCAATACGTTTCAAGCGTCGGCGGCGCAATCGCGGGCGGTATTTTACTTGGCCCAATCGGCGCGGCGCTTGGAGGGTCAGCACAGAAGAAGAAAACGAAAATTGTCCGTCAGTACCTTATCTTTGCATATCAGGCTGATCCAGAAGTTAAATACATTGTATTTGACGTGACCTCTGCACCTCAGAACGGGAAGAAAATCAGCAAAATTTATGCGTACTTAAAGAAAAATGAAAACAAACAAGTCTCTCTTTAATTTCAACCGGCTCATTCGTGAGCCGGTTCTTTTTTCCCCAACCATGCACTAAGCGTATCCGCTTCTTCTTTCGAGACCTTTTTCGGGATATCGACCACATCTTTATTGCGTCGGTAAAATTCTCGGTCTGACTTGTCTAAGGGTTTTCCTTTCGCCTTTAGTTCTCGAATGCGGATGACTTGCGCAAAGAAGCAATCGCCAATTTCCATATAAGCAGACAAGAAAGTAAACCAGTGCGTACCGCCAGTGTTGGTATCTGGATCGTATTCGCTTTCGCGAATCTCTTTCCCAAGCACTCGGTTGACAGGGGAAACGATAAACTGAAAATCTTTCGCCCAATCAATGATCTCCGGCTCTTTCTTTTTATCATCAGGGTATTGCCCACCGTTGATAAACCAAAACAGCTGTTTGATCGCTTCGTCGTAGTCGGGAATTGAATCAAAGTCAACAAAGAAGAGACGAAGGGCGGTATAAGCTCGTTCTTCGTCGCTGAGTTCTTCATCGTCCAGAACCTCGAATATCGTCAGTATCACTCGAAAGTCATACCGAACGGCAAAGCTCTGCCCGCTGATCTCTACGCTTTTAGGAAGTCCGTAACTCATACCGCCCTCCGATTAATGCTTCTGCACTTTGTCGATGTACTTTTTGATCCTCGGATTCGTGAATTTCTGCTCACGCGAGAACGTACTGTCGATCTCATCCATAATGGCGAGCATAAAGTTGCACCATACAGGAACGCCTTCCGCCAAGGCGTAAACATTCCTGTCGCCGAAAAGGTCGTCTGCAATGGGTGCATCAAAGACAGAATTGATAATGTCCCGCATTTCGCGGTCTCTCTCTCGGGCAAAAGCAAAAATCTGCTTTTTATCACCCATCTTTTCGATCTGCGCCTTATATCCATCCTGCTTTTTGTCAAGGTCTTCAAAAGCAAGATACAGCTTTTCGACAAAATTGCTGTCGGTAGGGTTGAATGACACTTGGCACTTCCCGTTTACGGTATAAGTTACAAGGCCGTCGTCAAAATTAAGTTCCCGCATGATGTTCCTCCTTATTCACCCTCGGTAAAAGTAACCGTATTGCCAGAGATAGCGGCAGTGCCGACCGTGCGCGTGCCGCCAAGCGTCACGTCGATGGGCATACCGATAAAGCCGCCGCCCTCGCCGCCAAGGGAAGAGGGCTTAACCATGCAGGACGAATAGCGCTCCGCAAAAACAGCCGTATTCGCCGTGCCTGCATAAGCGTGGACAATCAGCATGTCCTGATTCGCCAGCGCCGCCGAGTTCTGCTCCTTGACCGCAAGATTCCAAACCTTGACGATGGCAGGGTCGCCAGCGTCCAGATCAGACGGGTCAAAGGTCTGAGTGATGATAGGTTTCTTCATGGTCGTGCGCGTCGTGCCAAGAATATCCTTCGAGGAATCCTCCTGCCAGTCGTATTCCATGCTGGAATCCGTGACGCGCGTACCGAGGGGAGACCACGTGGGGGTTCCGGTTTCGCCCGTGTTGAGATACGCAATCAGAAGTTCGCGGTCTACGGTCTGCCCCGCCGTGGTGTTAAAGGTCATATCAGCCATTTTTAATCACCTCGTAGTTCATTTTCATAAGGATTTGGTGATCCTCGTCGCCATTCTCATAAACGGCAAAAAGAGAGGATCGCGTTGTAGGCTCAATGCGAATAACGCGGCGGCCGTCGCCAATGTCAGGCGGCGTTTCGCTTGCCGCCCAATCGCCCAAGGCGTTAAGCAACTCGTCAGCTTTGAGCCGTTTGTCGTTGCTATTTCCCGGCTTCATGCGGTAGATAACCTTAAATTGGTATTCCGCCTGATATCCTCCGAGGATGTATTTCTGTACGATGTACGCCGCCTGAATTGTAGACAGCGCCATCGCCGGAGTATCGGCGGGAAGAAATTCGAACCGAATCAAATCAACCGGCTTATCGGGGAACGTGTTTAACCACGCAAGCAGCTTGCGGGAGACCTGATCTTCCTCCGCCGCCGAACCCGTCTTTTTAACCTGTTCCAAATTTCTTCACCGCCTTATCTGCTACGCGCACCCACTTATCAAGGTTTTGCGCCTTAGATGCTTCAAACCAATGTGCTTGTGCTTGCGGATGCATCGCCTTGTTGAATACTAAGTTTCGGTCTGTGACCACTTTCGTTCCGCCCTTCGGCGCGTATGTGCTGCCGGTGTTTGGGTCAACCATTACTTTTCCGTAATACAGAAAACGGGCATACGGACCGGGATAAACGATGACACTTCCGCCGGATGGTCCATAATCGCCAGCGGTATATCCCTCAATTCGCGTCCTGTTTGCCAAACTACCGGTTAACGCGGGAACAAACGGGTCTGTATCTGCCCGTATTTGTTGAGCAAGAATGTGTTCAGCCTTGCTGCAACCTTGCGCCAGCTTTTCCCTGAGCGCGTCCATGCCCTCGGTATGCACCGTGAATTTCAGCGCCATATCAGGCCCCTCCGCACTCGAAATGCTGCATATCGGTGCTACCGTAGTCCATTGCATCAACCTTCGTCACGTTGTAGCAATCGTCATGGCTCAGAACGACGGTCATGTTGTCCGACACGAATTCGCCCTTTACAAAGCACGTCATGCCACCGTTGCCCTTGTATGAGAGCGTCCATAGGTTAGACTTGTCCGCCGCTTTGAAAAACGATTGCGGGCCGATGTAGTTTTTCGGTTTACCTGTTACCCCGTCCACTGCTTCCACGGCGAACGGGATATACAGATTCACAGCGTCCGCGCCCTCAAGCCCGCTTTCGCGCACGTTCACGCCCTTCGACGCTTGAAGCATCACGCCGCGCAAGATGGTGATATATATCTTTTCAACCTCGTCAAGCGTTGCTGGGTCGATCTCCTGCACGATGTTGTAAATCGTTACAGTGTGGGGGAACATGGACATGGCCCATACCCCCTCGCTTTTAGAAGTCCATACGGTGCAAGATACATCACGACCGCTTCGCGCTTTCTACTCTCGATAAGCTGCACATCCGTCGCAGACACATTTTTACTGTCAAAGCTGCGCGTCCACGCGCCTACCGTTTCGCTCGATACGGCGCGCTCAGTGTCCGTCGAGACCGCATTGAGTTTGTTGCTGTCTTGAATGATCTCAGCCAAAGCACACACAGCGTTTTTGACCGCATCCGCCGCATCGCCAAACGCATTCTTGGCTCGGCCCATCGTAACGTAATCTACATAAGCGGATGCTTTTACTGCAAGAGCCGGAAAGATATCTTCGGTCAGAGACCCCCCCATGTAAACCGTTGCATAATAAATATAATCAGCGTACGCCATGCGCAGCCTCCTTTTCTGGGCCCTCCCCCCACCGTCACGGCAAACCGTTCAGGCAGGGGAGGAGGTAACAGTTTACTTGCTCGTGTCAGACGCGATAAACAGGCCGTTCGGGTTGGGAACAACCGGGATGAACAGGCCGCTTGCCTTCGTCCAAACCGCAACGGGGTCAGGCGTAGCCCACTGGGTAACGGTAATGTACTGGTTGGCGCTCTTTTCGTTGTACTGGCCGTAATCAGCCTCTTCGGGAGTGACGCCCCACAGGCCTGCGCCAAACGAAGTGGCGGTTCCGTTGGAGAGGAATGCGATCTTGTCATCGGGGAAGAAGCGCTTGGTGGTCTCTTTACCGCTCGAAGTCTGCGTCTTATAGCGCAGATCGTTCGTGGTAATAGTGCCAAAGCCGAACATGGACATAAACAGCGCACTGATGCGGTCGGTCGGAACATACGTACCGACGCCAACGCTGCCGTAGATCATCGTCTGGATGCCCTTGTTGGACGACAGCTTGCGCAGGATCTTGTTGGAAAGCACAACCTCGGTAAGAGTGTTGCCGCTGTCCGCTGCATCATCGACGATCGCGCGAAGCTGACCGATGATATCCGCATCAGTGCTCAGATCGAGCTTGTAGCCGATATTGCTGGCGGGAACGCCGTAGTTGACCGTCATGTTAAGGTTGTTTTCCTTAATGGTCATCTTGCCGGTGGCGAGGACTTCCATCTTAGCGACCTCGGTGCGAACCTTGACCGCATCGGCCATCAGACGCATATCGTCAAAGACATAGCGCACAACGGCGTCATCGGCGTACACGCCGTTTTCGGTCAGCAGGCGGACGCGCTCGGTCTGGTTGATCTTGCGCTTGATGAGCAGCTTTTCAACTTCGGTCTTGTCGAACACAGGGCGAGAGCCAATCTCAGCCTCAGTATCGAAAGCGTGGACAGTTGCCATCACAGGGATGGTCGCGCCCGCAGCAAGGCGGAGATACTCAGCCTTGATGTTCTCGGTCTTCTGGTCGGGGAAAATGCGGTCGCCGATGTAGGCAGGACGCGCAACAGAAAGGTTCTGCGAAAATTCCAGACGCTCAGCGTCAGAAATAAGATTCAGAATATCAGCCATAGATTTTTACCTCCTTACTTAGCCGTTTGCAGTCCAGACGGGATACAGGGTCACGTCACCGGTCATTTCGACCTCAGAGACCGCCGCGCCGCCCTTGCTGGTGCTCCAACCGGTCTGGGTGTTGTTGCTCTTGGTCAGCGGATAGCTGGTGGACACCTTTGCAACAGAGCCATCAAAATAGCTGTTGGAATCCACAGGGACATCGCCGGTGCCGTCGTTCTTGTCGTAAGTTACGGTATAACCGCGAGTAACGGCGGGAGCGTCAACAAAGATAATGCCCTTCCCGGTAAGCGCGGTCTTTGCTGCCGAAGCAATATTCAGGCCATCAGCAAGAACGCGCCCAGCCACGAGGACAGAACCGGGCATATTGCCATTGGTCACGTCGACCGCTTCAAAAATGATGCCCTCTGCCTTACCGTCATTGGACGGAAAAACAGTGCCGGGGGCAACCGTCTTATAGATGCCATCCTGCACGCCAAGCGTCGCAGGGATCTCATGGGTCTTCAGCACAAGGCCGACTTCGCTTTCAAGGAAGTTCGGACGCGCTGCGCCGGAAATGTTAGTCACAAAAGACATACGTTAAATTCACTCCTTCGTTGTAGTCTGCGCATACTGCGCATTAAACTGTTTTGCAAACATTGCGCCTTTGCCTTCGCTTGCAGGCGCGCCGCCGGTACCGACGGGCTTTGCAAAGCTCGGCGTGGGCTTGCTGGCCCGAAACGCGGACGGATCAGCTTCAGTCTGCGCCTTATGCCATTCATCAAAGCCATCAAGCACACCGTCTTTAAGCTCGAGGTGCTTTTCTTTGAGGTCGGCAAAATAGGCCTTTTCCGCAGCTTTTGAGGAAAACTTGATGCCCTTATCTGCAACAGCTTTTTTCATTGCATCGGCATAATCCCGGTCGGAAATCTGCGCTTTATAGTCGACAGTATCCTTGTCGTACTTTTCCTGCAATTCTGAAAGCTGCTTCTTGAGGGTCTCCACCGTTTCGCCGGTTCCTTTTTCCTCGTACTTCTTGTTTTTTTCTACTTCCGCGTCCAGTTTGGCTTGGACAGTTGAAAGCGCCTTTGTGATTCGCCTGTCAAACTCCGCCTTATAGATGGGGTCAGCCAGTATTTCATCAAAAGTCATGATTTCGTCTGCCATTTTTATTCTCCTTTTATTTCCACAGCGTCATTCCCCGCTGCGTATTACAAAAAAGAGCCAAACAACACGCTTTCGCGTAATGTTTGGCTCAAATTGCCACTTCTTTTGCCTCGATTGGCAAACGGATATATTTAATTACAGTCGCTTTCTGTTTTTAATGCTTCCCTTTTTTGCCGCGTCGTATTGTTCTTCTGTCCATCCGTACGCCTTACAAAACAAGGGCTTCCCCTTTTCCATCGCAGCATTGTAGTCTTTAACAGAATAGGACTTTGCGCTAACAAGTTTAATGGACGCGGGATCAAGCAGCGGCTCTCCATCGCTACCCACTCCGGAAACCTTACCGGTTACTCGATATTGATACTTGAACGGGTACTTAGGGCTTTCCCAAACGGATACACCATCTTCTTTTTCCCCCGTCATGTGGTTGGTGGACACGCGCATAGTCCCATTCTTGAGATATTCAATCTCTTTAGGGTTATCGGTTCCTCGGTAAAACTGCCCGTCCTTTTGATAGCCAGCAAGTCTAAGTGTCTCCGCTTCAATAATGCCGCTTATCTTGTAATATGTATCATTATTAAAATCGTGGTCTCTTAAGACAATTCGGCCATCAGATAAAATTGCGTTTACATTTTCGTCGCCGACATATTTCCCATTTAGAAATCCAGATACTTTAGGCGCTTTGTACACTTCAAATTCTCCACTTTCATTTTTTGGGATTTGAAGCGTTTCACCGGTTTTTTCGCCAGTAAGTTTGTACTGGTCATCTTTTAATGCCTCGTAGCTTGTTCCGGTCGCCTTCCCCCAAACTCTGCGTTCGACCCCGTATTCGGCACTTGCTTCGGTATCGACGGTCTGCTTTTTGGAGGCCGCCGTTGATTTCTTTTTGAGATCTCCAAATTTCCCGCTCTCGCGCATTGCATCCGTCAGACTTTGTCCGTCTTTAATAAACACGCGGCGACCGCCAATCGTGCGCCAAACTCCACCTTCGTCTGCCATACCAAGCCAACGCTCCTTGTCGAAAAATAAAAAAGAGCCAACCGACTACAAACATAGTCAGTTGGCTCTTCGTGCCACTTCCACGTGCTCGATTGCACTATGGGTGCTTATTTATTTGTGATTATTTTACCACATCACCGTGCGAAAGGGAAGAAGAATATTACTTCTTTAGCTCTTTTGCTTCGATAATTTGCGCTTTTATGCTTCCGTCTTTCATTTGCTTTAGCTGCACGCGCGCCCCAGATTCAAGCGCCCGTTCAATGGCAAATTTGAGTTTTTCATCGATCATATAGCACTTTCGTCCTTTCCCATTGCAGCGGCAATTTGGCCGCTTCGCTGAAAGCATTATATTTAGAGTTTAGCCGCGTCAGCTTTATTTTTGCGGCGCGATACTCGTCCGTCTGCTCACTTGCTTTATACGCCGTTACAAACCTCTTCTGCTTGATGATTTGGCGCTCTACACGCCGCTGCATCTGCGTTGCCTCGTATGCGGTATAAGTCTTCCCATCAAAGGTACAGCCAAGCCCATCGTCGATATGTTCAAGCTGCTCATCTGTATATGTGCGTTCGCTTACGCCCTCAACCCAAACGTTACGGCGGTGGCGGCAGTTAGCCCCCTCAAGTCCATCAACGGCCCCAAGCCCGCACACATCGTAAATGCTGGGGTAAATGTCATTGCTACGAGTGGAATATACGAGGCCTTGCCATGCTTTGTGAGATGACCACGGTGATTTGCCCGGAATATCGCGTGCGCCCGCATGGGCAGAAACCTCAAAATATGGCGTCTCAAGATATTCTGCCGATTGCTCCGTATATTTAGCGCAAATTTGATTTACGCCAGTCATCACTGCTCTGCGCGCCGCCACATCAATTTGATCTCGATGCCCGCTCTCATAGTCAACTACCTTCAATCCGCTGTCTGCAAGCTGCTTTACTGCCGTTTTGATAGCCTGATTGTAGCTGATCGCGCCGCTCTGAATCTGCATTTCTGCATTATCCAAAGCCCACTGATAAGCACGAGCAGGCTTTAACATCGTGTTGCCTACAAGGAAACCCATAGAAGCCGTTAAATTGCGGAATGTATCATGGGCCTGCCGCTTAATTGCATCCACTGTAGCCGCGTCTACAAGCGTTTTTGGCTGCGTTACATGTGCAAGGTCGATGACTTCGGTGTAATACTTCTGATTGCGCTCTACAACGTCATTAAGCAAACTATTTAGCTTTTGTTTGCTAATCCCTGCTGTTTTGCTAATCGCTTCTTCAATGCTTTTAAGGTCAATGCCGTGCATTCTCAGCGCTTGAATATCCTGCACCGTAACTTCATTGAGCTGATCTGCGAAGCCCAATCGGCTGCATATCTCGTCAAGCAGCGTGATTTCAAGCGCCCGGAACAGTTCTGCAAGTTCTTCCGGCAGCGCGTCAAGGACTTCCGGATGAAACGGATATTTCATTTGCTTCCCTCCGTTTCACAATATCGTCGTAATGTGGCTTTACCCGTATCACGTTCCAGTCGCATTCTTCCGGCACTCTGCCGTAAAAGATCACCCATTCCGGCGACAGCCGTTTCATCATTTCTTCGTATCCGCGCAGAAACAGGCGTTTGCTTTCCTTGTTTTGCTGTGTGCCTACCGAGGAAACCGCCACAACGCCGCCCTCCGGCTCGCCGTCAAAGCACCAATCATAGCTGCTTTCGTCGCTCCATGAGATAGTCGGATACACCGTGACCCCGTGTAGCTGCCAATATGCCGCCAGCCAGTGCTTGCGATAATGGTTATAGATCTGCATTGCAAGCGGCATATCTGTGTATGTGGAAAAATCCGGCGCGCATACCGCCGCAAACTGCGACAGTTTCGGAATGTACTTGACCGGCGTGTTCCAGTGCCTTACAAATTGATAATCGTCAATAAAGAAATGCACGATTTTATCTTCTGGGTTCTTTGCCGAAAGAAGATAGTTCCCCGGAACAAATTCCCCTTGTGGATACGCTTTGACCGGTTCGATCTGCGGAATATCGTACTTGCCCACGCCGGGGAATGTGAACTTGTCGAGATTTTCAAAGTTAATCATACCGGACGCCATGTACCGCTGCGCTTGTTAGCTCTGCGGTATTTCTTGCCGTTTACCGTAACTTCCAACGCGCCGGACTTTTGCGCTGTTACAAAGGCATTGGAAAACGCCTTGTTTTCTGCTGCTTTGCGGTTTTTACTGGACTGGTCACGCAATTTCCGCATGTAGCTATCCATTTCACCGCGCGCTCTTGCCGCTCTGTCTGCTGCGCTTCCTGTTTTCTGCGCCGTTGTCAGGCGCGCAGGCCCGCTTGCATAAGGATTGACTGCTCCTGCCGCCGTTTTGAGCGCCGTTGTTGCGAGAGTTGCCATCTGCCTTACTGCGTTCTTCTTTTCAGCGTCCGACAGCTCAAGCCCATTGATTTCAGCAGCGTTGCGCTCAAATGTGCGTCTGATAATATCGCCCATATCAGTGACAGACGCGGCGTTTGCTCGGTTAATATCCTGCTGTGACAAAAACCGAGCAAGGCTCATACCGCGCCCACGCCCAGATTCTCCGGCTCCAATGCCGCCACCAGCTCCACCTCTGCCGCCCATTACTCTACCTCCTGTTGCTGTTCAGTTACCATGTCCTGCGCCGTTGGTAGCGCAGCTTTCGCAGTATCTTCATCTTCGTTAAAGTATTTCGCTCGAAGTTCCCACGGGTTCATCACTCCGGCGCTTGTGAGTTGCAAATCTCGGGAAAATTCCTTGTCTTTGGTCTCCTGATCGTCAAGGATGCTGTCACCCCAATCGTAAGTGGCCTCATAATCTCCAGCAGGTGCCAACCCGTACAACGAAGCATACACGTCCATTGCGTAAATCAGGGAATCGAATGTATGTGCAAGCGCCGCCTGGATACTGCTAACCAGCACATACTTACGCTGCTTGCTGCTTCGAATCTCAGTCGCGGTTTTTTCAATCGTTTGCGGGTCGGAAATATCTCCATAAGAAAGGCCAATATTAAATTCAACACGCCGAAGAGTATTCTGAAACCCGCGATAAATCGCATCATCCCTAATCTGCGGCTCGATGTGCTGGAAAAAATCTCCATTCGGAGAGAACGGGCCGATTTCAAACAGGCGCTTGTTGAACATATCCGCCGTGCTGGATGTTCCGTCCATCAACACCTTACGCTCGCTCGACTTATATTCCCAGCGCAGACGCTCCCACTGCTCATCCGCTTGCTTGATAAGCTCGACCGTCGCCGCATCGCCATAAATGGACATACCGCACATGCTGTTACTATCTGCAGTGTTGGCAATAGGCGGCTTAAAATAAGCAAACAATGGTCCGTCTACATTCTCGATGGCCACTTCCGGTTCAATATCCGCCCACTCCGGAATAGTTGTGAGTTGCGCGTCAGCGCCAACGGATCCAGCGGAATCACTGTAATATGCCTTGTTTTTGATGGTATAGGTCGTACCGTTTAACTCGTGTGATTCGAGCCTTACATAGTACGTTCCGTTTACTTTAACCGGCTTATCCTTAAAAACGCCGCCAATGCAGCGACCGGACGGGTCAAACTTTGTCGGCTGAAAGCCCGCAGCGCCGGTAACATCCACAAGCATATTGTCACCGTAAATATACGGCTTCAACGCCACACCACCAAGCGCAAGGCCGAGTTCTAATGCCCGATTAAAGTTTTCTTTTGCTGTCTGAAAATTTTCGTTCAGGTAATCTGCGCGCTTGCTGCCGGTGATGTTTGCTGTAAATTCAACCAGCGTCGGCCTTGCCACTTCTCGGCAAATCGCAGCGGGCAGGCCTACCGCTTTCACATCACAGTTTTGCCACGGTGGGGTATTGACCATCATCGCATACCACAAACCGATATGCTGTTCCATCGTAAGGCTTACGGCGGGAGATGCGCCAAATTCTCGCTCGGCGACCGCCTGCGGAAAGAAAAATCGTTTTACTGTATTTACAATGCCATTCACTAAGCCCATATTTTTATCTCCTCAACTTTACGGAGCTGCTTGCATACATAGGATTTTCAACTGCAATTTCTCGGCGCAGAACCGTCATAACAAAATACCTAACAGCGTCGAGGACGTGATCATTCTCTTTAATGACTTTATCTTCTGCCGCGTCCTTATCCCAGCTATAAATCCCAAACTCATCAAAAGCGTGCGTGCAGCTTTCATGAAATTTGATTCGCCCTGATTTGATACACGCAGCCGTTAAACGGATCCCATCAAGAACATCGTTATTTGCTTTCCAAACAGCAAACTTCCCATGTCTACGGATGCACTCCGAAAATGACGCGGCGCTGGGGTCAATGACGATTCGCTCAACATTATATCCGTCTGCAAACCGTTCCAAATCTTGATAATATTCCTCGTCTGTCTTCTGCCGATTGGTGGCTCGCCCGCTGTGATAGTATTCTTTCTCCATTACAGCGCGGCCTTTATCCATGCGCCACAAACAAAAGACGGTAGGATTTTGCGTGCCGTAGTCGCAGGAAATATAATACTTTCCCGCGCCGCCCGTTTCGTTCGTGACGTTTACTTCTTTGGCGAACATCGGATATACCAGCCCCTCGGCCACTACCCACAGGCCGCGAATGTATCGGTCGTAGAACACGCCGGAAAACATTGCCTGATAGCGTTCCAGCGTCTTTTGAGACAAGCCGGGGTTGTCCGTCATTTCAAAATGCAGATACAGCGCGTTCCGCTCCTTGTTCCGCTGTATCCACTCTGTATAAAACCAGTGCTGCGGACTTCCCGGGTTGCAGGAAAACCACAGCTTTGCCCCGTCTACCGAACAGCGAGTCAATGCCTGTTCCACAAACGAGCGCGGCATCAGCACTACTTCGTCCAGCAGCACCCCCGCCAGCGTGCGGCCTTGTATCAGCGTATAGCTGGCCTCGTCCTTGCCGCCGAACACTTCAAAGTAATTTGTCACGGCCCCGCGCCGCACTTCCATCACCTTGTCACCGCGCCGCCAACGAATGATATAGCGCTCCTTCGCAAGGCTCATCGCTGTAAACGGCACGATGATGTTCTTGGTGCAGCTATCCACCGTGCGGCCACACACACCAAATCGTTGACCGCTAAAATTCTCCATTGCCCATCGGACAAACGCCCACATCATGATGGAGGTCTTGCCGGAACGCACGGCACCGTCGCAGATCAGCGCGTCATACTTGGAATAGGGGAAAGCAAGGATTTTTGCTTGCTTTGGGCTAATCATCGCTCTCAAGCTCCTTTGCCATTTCCTTTAGGCTCTGACTGAGCGCGTCTTCCCTCACCGTGTCGGCATGACTGCCGCCGATCATCGCCCACTTATCGATCAGCGTTCCCATCGCCGTTGTGATCTGGCTGAGATTTGCCGCCGCCAGCTTCTCCGGGTCGTTGAGCATTTCAAGCCCCTTGCCGATGAACGAGCACACAAGGTCTTTGTGGTCGTTCATGTACTCCATCACATCGGCGGTGTTCTCTTCCTTTTTTTGCTCACACTTTTCCACAATGTCGGCATTCGCCCGCACAAGGTTCTTGACCGTCGTTGCGGACACGCCGTTGATTTTCGCTGTGGCGCAATAGTTGTTCGTCTGCACATAGTCCGCCAGTATTTTCTTTTTCTGCCGGTCTGTCAGACGCGCAGCCATGTTATCACCTCGTCGCTCTCGCGCGCAAAATGTCGCTCTCTCTCTTTTCTTTTGGGGGATTATAGGGGGTAAGATAATACGGGGGTTGCAAGGGGGAGAAGAAGAGAGGGGGAGACAAGGGGGCTTTTCTTTTCTCTCTCTGAGCTATGCGATGTAAACATTTTGCTTGCAATTACTTACATTTGCTTTGCTTCTGCTTACATTCCTTGCGTTAATTGCTGTCGTGCTGCGGTCTAATTCCATCCGCCCGTTACAGTTTATTACCGCTTTGATACGCCGATAAGCGTTGTCAAATTATTTTTTTGCTACCAGCCCCCGCCCCTTGGCCTTACATAGCAGACTTTACCCGCCCCGAAGGGCATACACTTACTGGCTCAGGCTCGCCCGGTGTTGTCGCCGATTTGGCCTGATTTAATCGCTCACCCCATGCTCGCGCGAACCAGTATTGCCGCACTTTCAGGCGGGCTTTTCCCATTGCCAAAGGCAGCGGCTCTCCTCTTTTGGCGCAGACGGCAGGGTTTGAACCTGCATTTACCTCCTGGCGCGGTGCTCTACCGATTGAGCTACGTCTGCGTATGTCCCCGCTGGGACACATCGTTGAGAGGTGCACGGGGTTCTGTGCCGCATAAGAGGTGCGACCTCTCGGCCCTGATCGTGGGCTGCATCGTGCGTGCGGCATATCGCGGGGGGCGGTGTGAAAAGATGAAAAGCACCGCCCCCGCTATGGCGCAGGAGGTAAACGCCATAAATGAGAGAACCGCAAAGGCTTTTACACCTCTGCGATTCTATTATCTCATAAGCAAATGGCTTTTTAAGGCCAACTTTTAGTCATCGAGCAGCCCATAGTTCCGTGCTACGCACTTGATAAAATCGGTATGCCATCGTCTCGCCGTTCGGTCGGAACAGTTGACTGCCATCGCCGCCCCTTCGAGCGTGTGGGTCTTGTCCCAGAACACAAGGCGGATAAATTTTAAGCGCTCTTCTCCGTTTTGCATTAACTTTGTTTCGCTCACCGCTTTTCGCACAGCGTTGCTTTCTAACAAAGACACTCCATGCAACTCCTGCTCTCGGTCGGGGGCATAGCGTCGAATAATGGCTTTTACATAGCCCCACCAACTGTAACGAGGTTTACTCATGGCGCGCTACCTTTCTTTTGAGCCACGCCCACAGGTTGCGCCACGGGTGAGCTTCTGCATAATTGGCACGCTGCTCGGCATTGCTCCATTGCTGATGCATATAATCGCGTTCTTCTTCAACCTGCCGGCAGCCAACCGTCACTCTCGATACCTCTGCATTCGCCCGCCCAAGCGCCGCCTTAGTGTAGTCGAGCTTTGTGCGCAGGTCGTCCTTCTCTGAACTGACCCTTTGAAGATCCATGCTTACCGCATCCAAGGTTTCGTTGGCATTCTTGAGCTGCATCAAACAATCTTCCGCATCCGCTTTCAGCTTTTCGATCTCGTTGGCCTTGTTGATGGCCTCGCCGTTCAGCTGGTCGATCTGCTTGGTCAGGGCGGCGTTCTCGGCCTTCAGGCTACTGATGGTCTGGTTCTTCTTCACCAAATCGCTTTTCAGATCAACGATTTCTTTTTTTTGAGATTTAAGCTGTTCAGCCAACTCGTGATATTCATCTCTCTTCGATTTGATTTTTTCCTCAGTTTCCTCTACCATCTTCGCCATCTGCTCTTTGGTGTACTTCTTCACGTTGATGCTCATATTTTGGCTCCTTTCATTCGCAGCTGTTCTTCCCGTCCCCGGTCGCTTACGATGCTCACGATCTTGCAATCGCCGTATCGCTCGATGTCCATTGCGATGCGCTCCTTGATGCCCTGAGCGTCAGCGGCGGGGACGTTGGCTTTAATCGTGATCGTCAGCATGGAGTGCCTCCCTCTCTATCTCAAGCGCACGTTCGCGCAAGTCCCCAAATCCATACTCGTCTTGCCATCCTAACTCAGAAGACGCTTTCTGACAGCTCTCGCACAGATAGCACGTCCACGGCGTACCATCGAAAACGCAACTGCGCTCCATCATAGCCCCTTGCTCGAATTTGCACCCGCAACCGAAGCACACATGAGCCGCCCGCGTTTTAACAACCTTTCGCCCAACAACGTCCATGTGTTATCCCTCCTTCGGCTCGCCGTAGCTGCAAAAATCGTCCGGCCTGCGTTCCTGCCACGCCGCAGAATGTACGTCGCCGTCCGAGTAGATTTTCAAGCAGGCGCCCATGTCATAATGCGCGCAGTCCTTGCACCGCGTCACGACCTCCGGAAAGGCCGTACTGTCCCGCAGCTTTTTCGCTACGAAGGTTGCCCCACAGTTCTCGGCAAAGGCAGCGGCCGTATCGCCGTCAATTAGCCGCATCGGTGTCGCCTCCGTCCATCTTCGCGCCGCAGTTTGGGCAGTACGGCTTGCGATAAGTTCGTTCTCTGCCGCTGTCGCAGATAGCAACAACCTCACCACAGTTTGTGCAATACCAATCGCCATCCGCATCTTGTTCCCACCGCGCATGCACCACCGGGGCAACATCAGCGGCCGGAATGTTCTTGATGGATTCGATGCTACTGGCAAGGCATCCATCTTGCATGAGTTTAAGCAACGCATCTTCCCTCTTGATGTATTCAGCCATTGCCAAGAGTCCTCATCACATACGCCACGCAGTTCTCAGGGTCATTTCCACAGAGACATGGCGCATATACGCACGAATCACAAATTGTAAACATCTCAGTTAGTGTCATTGTCAGCCCTCCTGTTCCATGCTTCGATCTTGTTTGCCCTAATCACAAAACCAGAAAGAACGCACCCGTTATACCAATGCTTCCATTCTCCGCAGTTTGGAGTTCTTACAATCTCACCCATCGGCTTAGCTTCCGCCCCGCAGAAGGGGCATGGTTTCAGGTCAGCCAATGTGACGCCGCCTCCTTTGCTTCCTCCTGACTAAGAAAAACAACGCTCCCGAAGTTGCTTAGTCTCTCATAGTCTCCGCCATGTCTTCCCTCCAGATAAACTGCATCCGCCATGACGTGTAGCGGAATTACGGGCTCCGTGTCCGCAGCCCACACCGTATCGCCGATTTTGCACGGTCGGATGACAATTTGATGGTTTCTGTCGGCCTCGGCCAGCTCACGTAGGCGGTCATAGCTGCCGATGCTGTTAAGAACTCGCATCATGGCGTTCCATTCACCCCATAAGCTGCGCACCTCTCCCGGCGTCAGCCCCGTTTCCTCGTAGGCTGCAAGACGCTCCACACACGTCTGTCTGTACGCGCTTTTTGCCACACGGTCATTGCAATCATTGCCACTGTAACAACCTGCCGGATAATTGTAATCCGCTGCGCCGCTTGCGAGATATTTTGTCAATCTCTCCATCACTCCACCTCCTGCATCTTACTAATCACTTTTCGGATCACGTCGCCACCGTAAGCGTCTTTTGTCAGCTCCAAAAATTCCGTCAGCGTCATCATGCCGTGCTCGAGGTCGACGCCGTAGTCTCGGGCAAACTGCTTTCGCCCCATGTCACACGATCCGGTCAAGCGATGATGCCAGTCGTAAAAATACAGTGTCGGATATACTTTCTCTCGGTCTGTTTCGTGCAGGAACGCATCAATGCGCTCATCTTCCGGCATATCCTCGAAAAGCTTGTCTCGCAGCGCTTCCATTGCTTCGCGCAGCGTTTCGCCGTGTGCAAAAATGTTGTCCTGCTTGACGATATAACACGGTGTGAGCGTCAAATCGCCGTTCAAAATTGCCCCGTGCGCAGTGTTTCCGCGCACGGAACGAATCAGCGTGTTTACGCCGTCAATTCGATAAACCGTTTTCCGGTTGAAGCTTTTAATTCCGTAGCCGTCGCCGTAGCCGGAGCCGTCGCCGTAGCCGTCGCCGCAGCCGTCGCCGTAGCCGGAGCCGTAGCTGTCGCCGTAGCCGTCGCCGTAGCCGTAGCCGTAGCCGTCGCCGTAGCCGTCGCCGTCGCCGTAGCCGTCGCCGTAGCCGTAGCCGTCGCCGTAGCCGTCGCCGTAGCCGTAGCCGTCGCCGTAGCCGTCGCCGTAGCCGTAGCCGTAGCCGTCGCCGTAGCCGTCGCCGTCGCCGTAGCCGTCGCCGTAGCCGTAGC